AATTATTTACGACAATCACGATGAAATTAACGAAATGCTTAAAATTGCCGGTGGCGACCCGATTGAAAAATATAAATACTACTGGTCGTCGTCCGAGTATTCATACCGCAACGCGTGGGGCTTCTGTACGGACAGTGGTCTCGGCGCTAAGCGAGGCGGCGTGAGCAGCTACGTTAAGGGCTATGCCAGTAAGCGCGTTGTTCGCCCGGTGCTAGCTTCCTTTTAACCCTTTAACTATTTTGCGAGGCGCTGAAATGAAATATATTGCTTCTGTTTCATGGGGAAAAGACAGTCTAGCAATGCTAATCAGGCTTATCAATGATAAAATGCCACTTGATGAAGTTGTCTTTTATGATACTGGAATGGAATTTAATGCCGTTTATAACATCCGAGATAAGATTGTTCCTATTTTGAAAACAAACGGCATAAAATACACCGAATTGAAACCTGAACAATCTTTTGAATACACGATGTTTAAAAAACCGGTAAATGGAAAAAATGGCTTGCATTATGGATATTCTTGGTGTGGCGGGCGTTGCCGCTGGGGAACAACAGCTAAATTAAAAGCTATTGATAAATATTGCAACGGTGCAAAGCAATATGTCGGGATTGCTTATGATGAGCCGGAAAGAGTTAAAAGGGCGCAGGAAGCCGGAAAATTAACCCCTCTTGCAGATTGGAAAATGTCAGAACAAGAATGCCTTATGTTTTGCATAATGCACGGGTTTGATTGGAAAGAAAACGGTGTTTACCTTTACAAAGTTTTAGACCGTGTTTCTTGTTGGTGTTGTGCAAATAAAAACCTGAAAGAACTAAAAAACTACTATAAATATCTCCCTGAATATTGGGAAAAACTAAAGGAATATCAGTCAAAAACCGACCGACCATTTAAGAAATGTGGAACAATTTTTGACTTAGAAAAGCGTTTTGAAAGTGAGGTGTAACGTGTCATATTTAGAAGAACTACTGCCTGAGTTCAGAAAAGGGGCTAAGATTAGAATAAGCACTTGGCCTAAAAATCAATATATCTATAGAGAAGGTAATGAGATATATAATGAAGACGGTAATAAGAGTAAGTTTCTTGATAATTATGTGCTATCTTGTGACTTATGGGAATTTTACCAAGAGCCTATCGACTGGCAATATATCATCGACCATAAGTGCCTCTGCTGGTTTTGGGATGGCCATTTTACGTCCGCTTGTATTGGGGTTTTGAGAGAATATGATAAAAAATATGAATTAGGTTTTGTCTGGACTGACGAAAGCGGAAATAGTTCACAATATCGTAACTGCCGCCCCGTCCGCAGAGACGAAGTCAATTTTTATGAGGTTAAAAATGACTGAGTTTATAATTTTTCTTTTACATTCTTTTGCAGTTCTTAGTCTTTGCATTCTCATGTGGACATCAATTATTAAAGATTTAGCACAGATAAGAGCAGTGCAAAAAATAGAAGTTGAGAGCATTGTCCGTTTGGCAAAACTTTTAGATGAGGATGGCTTTTCAAGGAATTTAAAATACGTTTTAGAACATTTAAGACCTATTGATATTGAAATATGTGCGAAATTTTTGTTTTCAAAATTAGTTTGTGTAAAAGAAAGTCACAAAGATGATACACAAACAGATTTGCGTAAAATTGAAGATACGCAATACGATAAAGCTGCATATAAGGCGTTGCGCGAAAAATGGTTAAAACAGCAAGCCGAGATTAACAGGCTTAGAGATAGGAATATAGAACTATTTAACGAACTAAACTATATCGCTTGCGGATTTTGCAAAACGGCAGATGAAGCAATACAACACGCAAGACAAGCTTTAAACGGCGAAAGTGAGGTGAAATGATGAGCAATATTGATAAAATTATTTCTTCTTTGCCAGAGATTTATTGAAAGGAGCAATTAGATGTATTTAGTTCTATACAAAAAGAAAAATAAACTTTATTTCAATACTGTTGATAAGTTAACAGAAAAATTCACTGTTACAAACGAGTACTTTCAGACTGTCAATCTTGGCTATCGGAATAAAATTGCCAGTTATAAGTTTAATGACTGGAATGACTTTAAGAAAATCAAGGATGAATTGAAAAAGTATGGTTTAAGAATTTTAATTTCCAAGAGTTGCGAAAAAGGAAGCAAATCAATAAATCTCGTAATTATGTTAATGAATAATCCTTTTTATGCCATGACTTTGAAAAAAGAAGATTATTCGGGAGATGACGAACTCAAACTAATTGAAATAAACTCAATAGATGATTGGCATTTTGCCGAAGATGAATTTTCTTTTGAGTCTGATTTTTATCAAAATATTCTTTGATATTTGATTCTCTGGCAATTTTGTAATAATATTAAGAAAAACTGGAGATTTGAAATATGAAAAATTACAATGTTGAAAATTTTGATTTTGATAAAGTCTTTAAAATTATCGGACTTCTACAAACGATAAATGGCTATGCTTATGACATTCACTACAGTTCTTCGGGCTCTTTGTTCTACGAGGAGCATTTGCTTTCTGAGAGAATTGGAGATTCCGACGAAATGTATGATTTTAAAGACGATGTGATTGAAACTGTTTATTTAGGTCGTGGAAAAGACGCACCGATTTCCGAGGAAATATCCGAGTTTGTTTCCAAGATAACCCCTGAGTTAACTGATTCTTCGGATAAAAATTTTAAGAATTTAAGGGATTTGATATCATACACCCTCGTCGAAATTGAAACTTTAGAGAATTTAAGTCGAGGGGAAGAGGATTTGTTTGGTTCAATCGCTCATGTTCTTCAGAGGCATAATGGGCTACTGTTTAAGCAATTGGATTATTCAGCTGACGAATTAAATAATTCAAGCGATGGCTGGAAACATTTGCTTGACATTTAATAGTTGACGTTTTATTATTATTTTTATGAAAGGGGAGTTTATGATAAATTTTGACCCAAAAAATTATCGAAAACATAATGACAAGAATAAAGATTTGATAAACAAGTCTTTGTCTGAATGCGGTGCTGGACGTTCGATTCTTATTGATTCCGAGAATAATATAATTGCCGGAAACGGAATTTATGAACAATCTCAAAAATTAAATATTCCAGTGAAGATAATTGAAAGCGACGGAACAGAGCTTGTTGTTGTAAAAAGAACAGACCTCAAAACAAATGACGAAAAGCGCAAACGACTTGCCGTTATGGATAATTCAACAAGTGATAGTTCCGAATTTGATTTAGAATTACTTCAAATGGATTTTGAGATTCCTGATTTGCAGGATATGGGAATTGATATATCTGACGTTGAAATAAGCAACGAAGAAGATTTGGGTGACGAGGAAAGGGCTGTTAATAAGAAGTTGTTGCAGTGTCCTTGTTGTGGACACATAAATGAAGAAAAAGCTTTCAAGACTTATGTGGACATAGAAAACAATGAAGATTCCGAGTAGAGTTTATCCATATAGATTGCCTTATATGGGAAGTAAGCAAAACATAGCTTACTCTTTAATGCTTACTATGTTACAAAAAAAAACCTAAAGCAAAATACTTTTTTGATATATTTGGTGGCGGAGCTTCTATGAGCCTTATGGCAAAACAGTTTGGGTTAAAAGTATATTATACTGAAAAGAATGCGGGCATTGTTAATTTACTTAATTTCTTAAGGGACAACAAAATACCTAAAGAGTGGATTAAGTGGGTTGATAGAGAAGAATTTAAGCGTTGCTTAGGGAAAGACGACCCATATTCTGTATTTGTTACCGTTGTTTGGAGTTTTGGGAATAATAGGCAAGCATATTTGTTTGGGAAAGATATTGAGGAAGCTAAGAGGCTTGTTTTTGAAGTAATAGTAAACCAAGATTACGGTTGTCTAGAAAAGCTTAAAAATATAACCAGCTTAAAATTGAAAATGCCGATACAGGCGATAATGCAAGAAAGACGTCTTGATTTATCTAAACAGATAAAAACAAATGCAAAAAGAATTTGTGCGTTAGAAAGAATGGAACAGGCTGACAAGTTAGCACTAACTCAAAGTTTAACTCAAATTGAATGTTGTTCAAGACTGCAACAGCTTGAATATCTGCAACAGCTTGAATATCTGCAACAGCTTGAATATCTGAACGGATTAGATTTGCCTTATGATGAGGTTATAATATATTGCGACCCTCCGTATAGAGGAACGGCTGAATATACAGACAATGGATTTAATTATAAAGAATTTGACGAGTGGGTTCGCAAACTTAAATATGACGTATTCATATCTGAATATAACACGCCGTTTGAAAAAATAGCGAGCTTCGGTAAGATGTCATTATTAAATAATAGTAAAGATAAAAAACCACTTATATCAGAAAATTTATACTTTCATAAAGCGGAGGTAAAATGAAAATAACAGAAAAAGTATCACCTATGCACCCTGATAAGATTGCCGACAGAATTGCCGGTGCTTTAGTAGATTATTGTTACACGAAAGAAGAAAATCCAAAGTGTGCGTTTGAGGTTTTAATAGGACATAACACTTGCTATATTACAGGCGAAACATCTGTATCTATTCCTGATGTTTTTGTATTTGACACAGCTGAGAGAATAAGTGGTGTAAAATTTGATGATTTTAGATATATAGAAGTTCCACAAGATGTTCATCTGGCTGACAATCAAAAGGAATTGCGTTGTGGGGATAATGGAGTGTTTGCTGGATTCCCTATGCATGATATACATAAAAAGGCTTTAGATGTATGCGAAAAGCTTTACACAGAATATCCGACAGACGGTAAAATCGTATTAAATGAAAACGAACTAACTATTTGTTGGTCTAATGCTGCTGATGAGGAAATAAAGAAAATCATACCCGAAGCAACAAAAATAAATCCCCTTGGATATTGGACAGGCGGTGTTAATGTTGACACTGGTGTTACTGGTCGTAAGTTGGCAAGCGACTTCTATGGTATTGAATATCCTCTAGGCGGCGGAACGATACATGGCAAAGACCTATCAAAGGCGGATTGTTCTGTTAATATCTATTGCTTTATTAAGGCGCAAGAAACAGGAAAAGAACAAAAGGCTATTTGTTCAATAGGTGATACGACCGTTAATATCAACGGCAATAAAGTTCCCTTTGATGAAATTGTTGAAAAAGCAAGAGCTTATATTAGATCCATAGGTGGTTTTGAAAAGTTAGCAGAATGGGGGTTAAGATGACTAAAAGAAAAGACCCCAAAGACTATTTACCTACGGGTAGACCGACAAAGCTAACTCCCGAAACGATAGATAAATTAAGAACAGCTTTTTTAATGGGTTGCTCTGATATAGAAGCTTGCCTTTATGCTGATATAAGTAAAACAGCCCTTTATAATTATCAACAAAAGAACCCAGAATTTGTTGACCAAAAAGAAAGATGGAAAGAAAAATTAACGTTAAAAGCCAGGACAGTTATCGCTGACGCCCTTAATAAAAAGGACGAAAATACCGCTAAATGGTATCTTGAACGAAAGAAAAGGGACGAATTTTCAACTCGGCAAGAAACATCTGGAATCATAGGGCTTATGAAAGTCGAAGAGCCGGATTTGGAAAAAATCAAAGAATTAAAAAATATGTTGGATAGCGGGAGTGATGATGAATGATGAGAAAATAAATGAGATCTTAAAGAACCCTACTCAATCTGCTTATTTATTAAAATCCTCATTAAAACTTTTTATTAAAGTTTTTCATTATTACATGCACCGGAAACAATTTGTTTTCAAGCCTTTTCATCTTAAAATTATTGATAAACTTGAAAATATTATTTTCGGGAAAAATGAAAAACCAAACCTCTATATCGGTCTTGCACCAAGATATGGAAAGTCACAAGCAATCATCTATGTTGTTGCTTACGGATTTGCGCTAAATCCAAAAAGCAACTTTATTCACACTTCTTACGGAGCAGACCTTGTTGCCCGTTTTTCCTCAGAAATAAAAAAAATCATAGAATCAGATTTGTTCAAAGCTCTATTTAAAATTAATATTTCGTCAGAAACATCTGCAAAAGATTTGTGGAAAATTGTTGACGGTGGCGAGTTTCGTGCAACTTCTCTTGGAGGTGTTATCACTGGCTTTGGCGCTGGCATTACCGAAGATGGATGGGGTGGTGCATTGCTTATCGATGATTTTATGAAAGCCGGAGATTATAGAAGCCAGTTGGTTAAAGAAAACGTTATTGATGTTTACAAGAATACTTTAAAATCAAGAAGAAACAACCCGCGAACTCCTATTATTATCATTGCTCAAAGATTAGCTAAGGATGACTTGATAGGCTGGCTTATGGAAAATGAAGCCGATGATTGGGACTTTTTCATGCTGCCAACTTTAAACGAATATACAGGTGATGTCCTCTGGCCTGAAAAACATACAGCGGAAGAACTTTTAAAAATGAAATCTGAGAATCCGTTTTTGTTTTATTCGCAATATCAACAAGAGCCTATTGTTCTTGGTGGCGAGGTAATAAAGACAGAATGGTTCAGGTTTTATCCTCTGTCAGTCAAATATAAATATGACCGAGTTTTCATAACCGCAGATACCGCACAAAAAGTAAAAGAGCATAATGACTTTTCAGTTTTTTCCGTATGGGGAACTACTGATTTAGGGCATTTACATTTGCTTGATATGTCTCGAGGAAAATGGGAAGCGCCAGCTTTAAAGTCTCAAGCTCTCTCAATTTGGAATAAGTGGGTCAGCTTTGACGCTTGCCCATGTTCTGCTATGTATGTTGAGGACAAAGTTTCCGGAACTGGATTGATTCAAGAAATACAAGCTTCTTGCGGAATACCTATTCTTCCTTTAAAACCAGATAAAGACAAACTGGAGCGGGTAGAAGCCAGTTTGACATATCTTGAATCTGGATTGGTCTATCTTCCAGAGAATAAAAATTACAACTTTAACGCGGATTTTCTTTCTGAATGTGAGTCATTCACAAGAGATGATTCACATAAACACGATGATATAGTTGACACTTTTACCTATGCCGTCCAAATCGGATTATCCCGCAGAACTGTTTCAATTCTTGATGTCCTCGATTAAAAAAATAACATTTTTGTAAAAAAAAACTATTGACATATTATTTTTTTTAATATATAAAATAATCATGAAGGAAATATATTAACTAAGAGGAGATAAGATGAGAAAATTTTATGTTATTAAAAATGAAAAAGGCGAGGTTCTTTTAAAACTTCCCGCTTTGGTTTATTCTGATGCAGACATCAAATTTATTGTTCAGTATACAAAAGGTACGACCTTGGAAGAAGTTGTTGAGGAGTAAGCAATGGGGTTGGATATGTATTTAAATGAAAAAATCATTACTAATATTGATTGTGATGATGATGAGTTTGTTGAATTTGAAAATGTTGAGGGTAAGAAAAAGAATATTCAAAAAAATAAAATATGTTGTATCGAAGTTGAAAGAGGTTATTGGAGAAAAGCAAACGCAATTCATAACTGGTTTGTAAAGAATGTTCAAGATGGAATTGATAATTGCGCTCAATACTGTGTTTCTTATGAAAAGTTATGTGCGTTAAAATATGTATGTGAGAAGTCTTTAGATTCTTTGGAGTTCGCAAGAGAAAATCTTCCAACAAATAGTAATCCCGCATTCGGTTCGCAAGATTATGATGAGTATTATTATGATTATTTAAAAAGTACAATAAAGATAATTAATTCTTTGGATGTCGATGGGCTTTATTTCTATGAGTCAAGCTGGTGATATCATTTTAGAAAATGTCTAATATTGGTTGTTTTGTAAAATAGAATTAACAAATTTGATAAAATGAAAGGAATTGTTAAATGGATTTGTTGAATTGGAGAAAAGAAAAAGAGAGGTTGTGATGAAACTAGGAACGGCTTTTTGCCCATATTGCCAAAAACAAGTAATTGCTGAAAAAGAAGGAACAAATCATATACTTCATTTACTCTTGTCAGTTTTGACTTCTGGCTTTTGGGTTATTATCTGGATTTTATGTGCTTTATCAGGAGAGTGGCGTTGTTCTCAGTGCGGAAGAATTGTCAGGAAAGGAACGTTATCTCCTATGGATAGAAGAAATATCAGATAGTTTCATAGGTTATCTTTCTGCCTTTGGATAACCTAGAAAAGAAGATGGATTGTTGGCGATTGCGGCAATCCATTTTTTTTGCTTGACATTCAAAAACAAATCTGATATCTTCTTTTATGTATAAAGCACTAGCTGATAAAGAATTATTGTGGATATGTTTTCCTGATTAGTTAACATATGAGATTCCTTTCAATGATTATGCTCCGAGTTTCTTCCATTAGCTCGGAGCTTTTTTATCCAAATTGTAAAAAGAAAACTCTCTGCTTTAGCTGAGAGATGAATTTTTACAAAAACACTTGACCTTACATAAAATTTATAGTAAAATTAAATTATGCAAAAAGAGATTACTAAAACATACAAATATAGATTATATCCTAATAAATATCAAATAGAAATGTTCGATAAGTATTTTGGATGTGTAAGATTTGTATACAATAAATTTCTTTTTGAGAGGAAAAAGCAATATCAAGAAACAGGGAAGTCTGATAATTATTACGGGCAAGCAAAGGCATTAACATTGCTAAAAAAAGATGATAACTATTCTTGGTTAAAGGATATAAATTCACAAGTATTACAATGTAGTTTAAGACATTTAGAAAGTGCATATACAAACTTTTTTCAAGGTAGAGCAAAATTTCCTGTTTTCAAAAAGAAAAAGTCTAAAAATAGTTTTACAGTTCCACAAAATGTAAAATTTGAAAATGGTAAATTATATATTCCAAAGTTTAAAGAAGCAATAAAAGTGGTAGAACATAGACAGTTACAGGGTAAAATATTGTTTGCAACGATAAGCAAAACACCAACAAATAAGTATTATGTATCAATAACAGTAAAACAAGAATATAACTCAAAAAAACCAACATGTAAAGAAGTTGGTATTGATTTAGGAATAAAAGATTTAGTTATTACCTCAAATGGTGAAAAGTTTAAAAACAATAAATATTTACTTAAATATGAAAAAGAATTAAAAAAAGCACAACAACATCTTTCTCGTAAAAAAAATGGTAGCAATAGGTACGAAAAACAAAGACTTAAAGTTGCTTTAATTCACGAAAAAATTGCTAATTGTAGGTCGGATGTGTTACATAAAATATCACATAAATTAGTAATGCAAAATGATGTTGTGTATTTAGAAAACCTTAATATCAAAGGATTGTCAAGGTCAAACTTAGCCAAAAGTGTAAATGATTGTTCTTGGGGAGAATTAACAAGACAATTACATTATAAAGGTGATTGGGATGACACTTATATTCATGAGATAAATAGGTTTTACCCTTCAAGTAAAACATGTCATAGTTGTGGTTATATCAAACAAGACTTAATATTGTCTGATAGAGAATGGGTATGTCCTAGTTGTAATACACGCCATGATAGAGATATAAACGCTTCAATAAATATTTTACTTGAAGGTAAAAGAGAAATATCGGTAGGAACTACCGATAACACTCGTGGAGAGGATATAAGACCTCAATCTCGCAAGAGAAGAAAGGCAAACCTCAACGAAACGAGAAGCTCCTTGCTTTAGCTAGGAGTAGTTCACTATTTGATTTTTATCAAAGTTCTGCGTATACTTGAATAAACAGTATGAGGTTTATCAATGACTAACCAAAAATTTCAAAAAAAAGACTTTAGGGTTGAAAACTCTCTTCAAGAAGCTTTAGGCTTGCCAACTGAGTATTATGGTGGCAGTGCGCTTACTGGAAAGAGTGCTCTCTTGAATCCGTGGGAACTGGGTTATAACATCAGTTACAATCTTTTAACTCTTTATCCTTACCAGCTATCTTACGCATACAAACAGTACGGTTTTCTTCAAACTGCAATAGACCAGCCTGTGGAAGACGCTTTCCGCGGCGGAGTTGCTTTGGATTCCGCAACTCTTTCTACAGAAGAATTAGAGGAATTGAAGCAGACCATGGAAGACGAGGGCGATTGGGAGAATATCAAAGAAGCGCAAAAATGGGGAAGACTGTTCGGCGGTGGCTTGCTAATTGCTAATACGGAACAGCCAACTGAAAAAACCTTAAATGAAAAAGCTTTGTACGGTTCTAGGCTTGAATTTATCCCGTCCGACAGATGGGAATCTGTCATGGTAGACCCGGAAGCAGGCGCGCTTTACAGTAATTTTGAGTATCACGGAAAGATTGTCGACCGAAGCCGTGTTTCTTTGGCTCTTGGCAAAAGAGCGCCGTATTATGTGAGAATGCGGCTTCAAGGTTGGGGGTTGTCGTTCTTTGAGCAAACTTTACCGCCTCTTGTACAGTATTTGAAATCTCAGAATGTTATGCTTGAGCTTTTGGATGAAAACAAGATTGATATTCTCAAAATCAAAAACTTAGCTACGACGTTAATGTCGAAAAACGGCACAGAAGCAATCAAGCGCCGGGTAGATTGTGCGGCTGCAAATAAAAATTATAAATCCATGCTTGTTATGGATTCAGAAGATGACTATGAACAGAAGCAACTCAACGTTAGTGGTTTTGCTGACTTGTCGAAAGAAATCAGAATCATGATTGCTTCTTATCTCAGGCAGCCGGTTTCAAAGTTATGGGGAACAGGTTCGTCCGGTTTTTCTTCTGGTGAGGATGACTTGGAAAATTACAACGCTATGATTGAAAGCGAAATCCGCCCACAAGCTTTAAAAATGGTGAAGTGGGTAGTTGATTTGCGTTGCATGCAGTTGTTCGGAAGAAAAGTTCCAGATTTAACTATTCGTTGGCAGCCGTTGAGAGTTTTGACGGGTCTTGAGGAACAAGAAAAACAAGATAGAATTTTCAATAATATATTTGGCATGGTTGACAGACGCCTCATGCTTCCCAGCGAAGCTATGCAGTATCTGAAGCAGCAAGACATCATCACCATGGATACCGCCGCGTTGAATGGTGATGCCGATGAAGAATATATCAATCGCGTTGATTTGATTGAAGACCGGAGTGGCAACGAGGAATAGAATGAAGTCGCTTCCTGAAGTTAAAATGAATAAATTCCAAGAACAGGTTATTTACTCAAAAATAGCCAAGTTTTTTGATGATGTTCTTTTTAGCTACATGGAAGAGGTTTTGAAGGATAAGCGAGTTGAAAACGAAGGGGAGGGAATCGCCGCGGCGATTAAGAGCGGTAGAGTTTTCTATCAGGGAGGCGTTTTCAAATCAAAGTCTAAATTTTCAAATAAGTTAGCAAAAGAGCTTGAGTCAATCGGTGCACACTATTCAAAAAGCGACAAAGGCTACGCACTTGCTCCTGACAAAGTTCCGACGAATATTCAGCAAGCTATTGCGCAGGTGAAAATTAAAAATCAAGAGAATGTCACGAAAATTCAAAAATACCTTGAGGACATTGAAAATCAGGCTGACTATATTTTCCAAAACATCAACTTTGACAAGGAAGTTGAAGCAATCGGACGAAACCTTGATTATCAATTCCGAAACTCAATGAAGAAGATAAATGTCGTTCCGGCTGACCTCACGAGTTATCAACTTTCTGAGATAGCAAAAAATTATACGACAAATTTAAATTACTACATTCAAAAATGGACGAGAAGCGAAATTATCACACTGAGAGAAGAAATCCAGGATATTGTCTTTGCCGGTTACCGGGCTGAGGCTTTGGAAGACTTAATAAAGAAAAGAAAAGGTGTGTCTGACCGAAAAGCCAAGTTCTTGGCACGGCAAGAAACGAAATTGCTTGTTGCTGAATACCGAAAGAACAGGTTTAAACAAGAGGGCGTCACGACCTATCGCTGGAGTACGGTTCTTGATGGTCGAGAACGAGAATTGCACAAACAACTGAATGGCAGAATCTTTTCTTGGGATGAGCCTCCAATTATTGACGCGACAACTGGCGAGAGAGGAAATCCGGGAGAAGCTTATAACTGCCGCTGTTCTGCAATCCCGGTAATCACCGATGATTGGCTTAATCGGTAAATTTGCATATTAAAACTAGTTGTGATAAGTTATTTTTAAAGGTAAATGAAAACATGAATAAACTTTTAAATAGCATTGAACAAATTACTTTTGCCGATTCCCCGATTGAAGGTCGCGGCAGACATTTTTCTTGCCGATTCATTGAGCCGGGTATTGTTGCGTACAAAGGTTCTGGGGTAATCAAAGTAAGCAAGGAAGCGCTAGATAAATTTATTAATTCTTTGGTTGGCTGCCCTGTCGTTATTCGTCATCATGAAATAGACAATGAAAATGTTGACGATTTAAGGGTTGGCGTTGTTTCTTCTGTTTTTTATAATCCGGAAGACGGTTGGTTTTATTGTGACGGCATTATTTGGGACGTCGAAGCCATTTCAAAGATAGAGCAAGGTTGGTCTGTTTCTTGTTGTTATATCGTGAAGCAGACGACAGGCGAGAGTGGAGAGTGGCACAATATTCCTTTTGACGATGAACTCATTGACGGGTTCTTTGAACATCTGGCTATTGTTCCTAACCCTCGTTACGAAGAAGCCACAATTTTGTTGAACTCGAAAGAGGGAAGAAAAAATATGTTGTTTAAACTGTTTAACAATAAAAAAGTCCGCAATTCTGAAAATGAGGGTGAGGAAATGAAAAAAGAAAACGAAGAAAGCATTGATAAAAATGCTTTGAAAAATAAAATCATGGAGCACGTCAATAAAGCCGTCAAAGGAAAAGGTGACATTGACGGTCAGTCCGAAGATAGCTGGTATGAAGAGTTTCGCGAAATGCTTGACAAACTAGCTTATTCTGATTCTGAGGAAAAACGTTCTAACGAAAAGGACGAAGAAGACAAAGAAGAAGAAAAGAAAGAAAATGAATCTGACGCTTCCGAAGAGTCCGACGGCAAGAAGGATAATGAAAAGGAAGAAGAGGAAAAAGAAAACGAGGAAGAGAAAGACGATAAGGAAGAAGAGAAGAAAAACCGTAAGTCTAACTCGAAAGAAAGTTACGAGGAAATGAAACGCTTGAGCAACTCTGGCTCTGCCGAAATCAAATCAGGCTACATTCCTGAATCTTCTCGTTTGGCTCTTGGAAAAGCTTTATTTTAAGGAGAAAGACAAATGGCTTTAGTTTTGAATCAGCAGGAAATCTCTGCAAAAGCTGGTGAAGGTGTATATGCTCCTCTGCCGGCAAGAACTTTTAGAATTTCAAAAGAACTTGAAGACCCTTGCGGTCCGGCTACTCCGTGCAAGCTGACAGGCGAACTTAGCTCCGGTCTTCCGGTAGTAACACCTATCACAGCAGCAACCGACGCCGTTTATTGCGTAATTGCTTATGACCTGAGAAAAAATTCATTTGCCGCTAATGACAAGGTTAAGGCTTGGGTTTCTGACGAAATCGTATGGCTTGAAGCTTCTGATGCTATCGCTTTTGGCGCTTGTGTTCAGATTGGCGTCAATGGTAAAGTCGCAACTCAGGTTGCCGCTAATCCTGTGTTTGGTTTCGCTGAATCTCCGGCAGGTGCTGCGGGCGAGCTGATTGCCGTAAGAATGACAAGCCCATATAATGTCTATGGTGCTGCTGTCGCTGGTGGCGAATAGTTTTAAAGAGGAGAAGAAAAAAATGTCTAAATTTGAACTTGCAAGATTAAACAACGCCGCCGCCGTTGACACAATCGGCTACGAAAAACTTATTACCACGCAGACAGAAATTGTTGCTGGCGTAATCGAAACGAAATACTATGAACTCTTAGGACAGTCACTGTCCGACTTCGTTCCGTTTGATGTTGGTCGCGGCGCTTACTCTACAAACATCTTCCAGTACACCTCAGCTTATGTAGGTTCTCCGTTTGAGGCTGGTCTTGTTCAGCCGTCAACCGGGCTTGGAATCAATGCCAAGTCAACGATTGCTATTGACGGCATCACTATCAAAAATAACTTCTGGCGTATGGATTATGAAGTCAGCCACGAAGTTGTTGAGATGGGCAAAGTTAACGTTCAGGCTTTCTCTATCATCGAGGAAAACGAAAAATCTCGTAAAAAGGTTTACGACCTCGGTATGCAGAAAGTTACGTTCCTCGGATTGGCTGATGAAGAAGGCGTATATGGTTTGCTGAACCAGCCGGAGGTTACTGTTAATACTTCACTGTTCACCAAGTCATTGGCTTCTATGACTGCCGCCGAACTGTCAACGTTTGCTGCTACTGCTGTTGCAACCTACTTGGCGAACAACAACACTACAGCTATGCTGAACAGAATGATGATTCCGACTTCGGACTTCGTTGCTCTGGGTGTTCCATCTAACCCGGATTATCCGTTGAAGACAAAACGTGATATCATTGAAGACGCATTCAGACAGGCTGGCGCTGTTGACTTCAAGATTGTACATGCTACTTACTGCGACAATGCTTCCGCCGACGGTGAACATGCTCGTTATGTTCTGTACCGCCACGACGCTGATTCTGTTCGTATGTACATTCCGAAACAGTACACACCGCACGCTTTGTATCCGATGAACGGAATTGACTTCGTTTCTGTTGCCGAAGCTCAGTTCACTGGCGTTCAGGCTCTGCGTCCGCTGGAAATGCTGTATTGCGATTTGACTCCGGCTGCGGCTTAGTGGTTTGGTCAACAAGGGGAAGGCAATCCCTTCCCCTATCTTTTTTTTACAAGGGGATTAAAATGAAGAAATTAAGAAATTTATCTAAAAGAAACTATATGCACATTTTAAACGGTGAGGTTGTCAGATTGCTACGCGGCTCTGAAGCAAATGTTCCTGATGAAGTTGCTGACATCTGGTTGAACTCACCGGAAATTTCTTTGGTTGATGATGGCTCTAAAGACAAAGAGATTGACAAGCTCAAGAAAGAGATTGAAGAGCTGAAAATCAAGAAGAAAGAAAAAAAAGAACGTAAGCCAAGAGCTTTAAAGAAAGAAAAGAAAAAAGAGGAAGTTATTCCAGAAGAGAAAATCGAAGAGCAGAAAGCTGAATAAAAAAATAGGGGAGGTTTAGAAAATGATAACGGTTGAAGATTTTAAATCGCATTTTGTCAGGGACTTCCCCTATTTGCCTGTTTTGGTTGAAGGTAAGATTTATTTCACCGGAGATGTCGTCTACGTTTCTCCTAATTTCTACAAATCGTTGATTGATAACAATACAAGCCCGGTTACAGATTCTGAGGCTTGGCAACCCGTTAATGAAAGCGTGGATAATTATTTGTCTGACTTTGATATTGAAAAAGCAATCAGTGAAGCGACTTTAAACTTCAACGAATCTCTGTTTGACGATAATAAAACCGATTCATATATCGGCGATAGAAACTTGGCTCTTCTTTACTTGACAGCTTTTTATCTTGTTCTTGATATTAAAAACTCATCTGCGGGGTTAAATTCATCTGCTTATACTTCATTCATCAGCAGCAAGTCTGTGGGCAATGTTTCGGAAAGCTATGGGTTTCCGGGTTGGGTTTCAAGTAATCCTATGTACAGCCTTTATCTCGACAACGGTTACGGAAAGAAATTCCTGACTTACCTGATTCCAAGAGTTCAAGGCTGGTTTCATCTTTCTCGTGGAGGAACAACTGTAGGATGACGCAAGTTAAACTTGATATGTCCGGTTTCAAAACCATAGAAAAAGCTCTATCTGACAATTACAAAGTCAGAGTAGGTATTCTTGGAAGTTCTGCGTCATCAAATCACAAAAACAGTAATTTAACCAATGCCGAGATTGGAGCTAAGCACGAGTTCGGCTCTGTTTCGGAAAATATACCGCGGCGTTCATTTTTAAAATATCCACTTGACCTTAAAATGGGCGAGTGGATTTCAAAGAACAAAAGCTTGTACTATCGGTTGTTGACCGAAGGAAGCACAAGAAAGTTCTATGTTGCTATGGGTTTTGCCGCCGAAAATATTATTGATGAAGCCTTTAACTCTTCCGGTTTCGGAACATGGGCAGCAAACAGCCCGAGAACAATCGCTTTGAAAGGTTCGGCTATGCCGTTGATTGACACAGGGCAGTTGAAGAACAGCATAACGAGTAAGGTAATGACGAATGATTAACAATGCTAAAAATACTAAGATTGGAGCTTCTGGGAATCTCCCAAACATGAGCCAGACAATAGTCGGGTGGTTTCAGCCGCTGGTTTTCGGTGTTGTTTCTTCGGAACTCGTTGACTACGAAAGAGTTGTAACAATTCATTCGGTTAGTACTCAAGGAGTTGTTCAGCCCTACAAACCTGAACCTCTTGAAATTCAAACAGCAGGTGTTAGAAGCTGGTCGTGGCTGATGATTCATTGCCTGCCGGATTTGCAGTTGTACAACAATGAATTTATTTATTATGAAAATGTTAAATACAAAGTGCTGATGAGAAATGATTACTCCAAATATGGCTACATGGAGTATATAGTTTGTGAGAGTTTCAACAATGAGTAGAGAACCTGTTAAAATAATTGCCGACATTCTTTCACATGAAATGAATCTGCCACCGGAAAGAATATTTATTTATAACGACGGCAGAGTTTTGCCTAATGATGATGGGCTGTATATTGTTCTTTATGTTAATTCTCGCCCGCCTTATGGAGCAAGAACTTATTACAAAGGCGAGCCTTCTAACTTGATTGAAGTTCAGACTTTGAATGTCAAGGAAACAATTATTGCAAGCGCTGTCAGTAAAAACACTGACGCCAGAACTCGTTCATACGAAGTTCAAATGGCTATCAATTCCACTTTTGCTCAACAAAAGCAAGAAGAGTTTGGTTGTCATATTTCAATGATTGCGCCTGTCCGGGATATGTCTTTTTTGGAAGAAACCGCAAGGCTTAACCGTTTCGATACAGAAATAACAATTTTGACGGTTTACGAAAAAGAAACGCCTGTTGATTACTTTGATTCAGTAGATACGGAATCAAGTTTCCAACCGTAATTTGCTAAAATTAAAAGATTAGGGTATGCTAAGAAAAAAAAGAGAGGGTTAAAAACATGGTCGATATTTCAAATGTTATCAATGTTTCCGAATCTACGTCGCCCGCGGGATTGGGAACATACAATGTAAACGACATTCTTTATTTGAGTGACGTTCAGCCGATTGAGGAATGGACAGGCGAATCTTTTCGTTATTACAAGACTTCAACAGAAGTTGGTAAAGATTTTGGAACTGATTCTAAAACTTATCAAGATGCCGTTATTCTTTTCGGTCAAAAGCCGAATATTCTAGCCGGTGGCGGAAGCTTAATTATTGCTCCGCTGACCGTAACCGGCGAATCGCCTGATGAAACGATTGAAGACTTGTCTGCGGCACTGACTCGTTTGAAGCCGTTGGTTTATTGGGGTGGATGGCTTTCTGGTAAAAAATCAGAAGATGAGGAAATCTTAAACGCTGCTAAGCTGAATGAAACGCTTGATAGTATTTATGTCTTTTGTTCAGGGAATCAAGCTTCTTTCACTGCTGACACTGGTATTTTTGATAAAATCTCTTCGGCAAGTCTGACAAGAACCAAATGCTTGTATTACGGCGACACCGACGAAAGCTTGGTTAACGCAAGAGCCTTCGCTGCTGCTTATGTTGGTAGAAGCTTTTCGGTTAACTTCTTGGCTCAGAACAGCACAATTACAATGAACCTCAAAGACTTGGTTGGAATTACGCCTGATTCAACCGTTACCGAAACTCTGTACAAGAACGCCGCAAGCCTTGGTGTTGATTTGTATGTTTCTTATAACGGGCTGGCAAAAGTAGTTTCCAACGGCGCACCGCTTTATTTTGACAGCGTCTACAATCGCCTGTGGTTCATTCAGAAACTGAAAGTTGAAATGTTTAATTCTTTGGCGACAACATCAACCAAAATTCCGCAGACTGAGCCAGGAATGGATAAGCTGAAAACCACCGCTAGAAAAGTTTGTCAGGCGGCGGTTTATAACGGCTTCCTTGCTCCAGGGACTTGGAACGGGAGTGACACGTTTGGTAACCAAGATGACTTCTACAGAAATATTGAAGATTTTGGTTTCTATATCTACTCTGCTCCGGTTAACCAGCAGACGCAGACCGAACGGCAGACACGCCGCGCGCCAGTTATTCAAATTGCTGGTAAAGAGGCGGGTGCAATCCATGGCGCTGATTTAATTGTTAATTTTGAAGTTTAAGGGGGTTAAACATGGAATCATACACAGGTCAAGACATCCTGAAATTCAACGATAGGATTCTTACAAATCTTGCTGACGGTGACGTCGCCACAATTACTTATCCTAATGAACTTCATGGAATGAAGAACGGTAAAAACGGAAACAGCATTGCCGCTCACAATGAACAGGGAAATATGGCAGAACTCGTTATTAGAGTTTTGAAAGGTTCTCCAGACGACAAGTATTTAAATTCTTTCGTTCTGGCTTGGAAAAATCACCTTGACACGTTTTCCCCGGCAACAGCTGAATTTACGAAAGTAATCTCTGTTGATAAATCTATCACAAATGAAATTACTTCGCTGGGATTCATTGTTCCAACTCGCTCTGTTGACACGAAAGATAATGTTGAAGGCGATACAGAACAGGCTGTTTCAATCTACAATTTTAGAGCTGGCACAAGCGCACGCGCTTTGTCTTAGCTTGACTGTTCGAGGGGTTTAAAACTGTTTCCCCTTGGATTGCTGCCCCTCGAGCGTCCAAGGGTTTTCAAGGGGGTTATATGAAAGAAGTATTATCAAGCGGCGCAACTTTGGAAGTGAGTATTGCGCCTATTCGCACAGGTTATAGACTTTTCCAAGCAGTTGTTCGTGAGTTTAAAAAAGAAGGAATGGGCTTCAATGTTTCTATGGATGATGACATTAAAAGCCTGAAAGATTTGTTTGGAAAAAATCCGCAGACATTCATTTCCGGTCTTCTCGATGTTGTTTCTTCGGATGAAGTGATAAACATAATCATGGAGTGCGGATTATCTGCTGTTTACACAAAGAACGGGAAATCGCAGAAAGTTTCCATGGAAGCTTTTGAGAATGAAGATAATCGAGGTGATTTTTTTGAGGTTCTCAAAATCATTGCTGAAAAAAATCTCTCACCTTTTTTTCCGAAAGTCCGTATATCATAAAAACCAATCACCGAGTTAACAACAAATATGCGGACGATGAACTAAAAATTCCAAAGTTCAAATACTATGGTGACAACCTTATGTATTGGGCTATTTCTTTAAGCCGGGCAGGATATGGTGATGTAAATTTGCTTCTTTCCTATTCAAGTGATATATTTATGAATATAATTTATCACGAAACGTTTTTGAGTGACCTTGCCGCAGAAACAAGAGCAATAAATAGGAGAAGTTAGTTGAAGATAGGTGAGCTTTTTGTTGACTTAGATTTTCGGAGCGGCGGCGCGCTTAATAAACTGACTAATTTTTCAGTAAAGTTTCTTGCGCTTAAAGCTGCTGCCGGGCAGTTGGGCGATACATTTGACGCAATGTTTGGGTCGATGATTAGAGGTGTTGTTGAAATGGATAACCTGAACAACACAACAGGCTTGAATATTGAGAAAATGCAAAAGTGGAAAGCTGTTGCTGAACAAAACAATGTTGCGTTCGGTGATGTTATTTCATCCTTAAAGAATTTGCAATCTGCCAGTGCTGACATTATGCTGGGAAAAGGAAACGCCGCACCATTTGTTCAGCTTGGTATTGATATGACAAGACCGCGAGAAGCTTTTGAACTTTTGAATGAAATCCGGGCAAGGATTGGAGAAATCAAAGACCCGGGATTGCGTCGCAATCTGCTTCAAGAGATGGGCGTTTCTGAGAATATGCTAATCTTGTTCAAAAATTTCAACGGATATTTTGATAAAAATCTCCAGCTTACCAAAGATGAGCGCGCTGCCGTTATGGATTTGAACAAAGAATGGATAGCGCTTAAGCAAACTGCTGGTTTCGCTTGGGACAAGGTATTTGCGCAGGGTGCGGCAGGTGCAGCAAAATTTATAAAAACGATTCGCGGAATAATTACGGAATATTCTGGTTTAATTACTGGCACGAAAGACCTTGGACAGACACTTGAGAAGGTTTTTCAAGACCTTAATCAGTCTTTAAAGAAAATGGCTGAGGACAATGCTTTTATCCACGCCATTACAACATTGGCTGACGCCTTGCATCAGGTCGGGGAGTGGCTAGGCATTGGTACGGCTTATGCTGTCCAAGGTTGGAACGCGATGGTCGGCGCCGCCGAAAGTCGCACAGATGAATCAGAATATAACAAAGCTATCTATGCCAAACGGCGGGAACTTGCGACGACCTATGGTTTTGATTCAAAAGAATATAAGGATTTTCTTGAATCTCATCCGTTGCAAGAACAGAACACCGGGGTTTGGAACAGAAACATAAACGACTTGAATCCAAACAATCCTTTTTATAAAGCTTATCAAAATCAGCTTTCGCCGTCTGTTGATTCTAGCAGCCGAGTTCAGAATATCAACACAAACGTTACAGTGAACACGTCGCAGGCGGCAGACGAAAATATGGGAAGAGCTTTGGGTAATGGTTTCAACGAACAGGTAGGAAATGCGGGGTATTTAAATAACTGATGCAGATATTGGACGACGCAATAGCAGCAAGCAAGAGTTTTGTTAATCTAACCGGCGCGGTTGGAATTGCTGGTTTTGTCTTTGATATTTCCAGCGATTCTGTTGTAGAGCTAGATTCGGAAATCACAGACCACTATGTGGAAAGCGGAAACCCTGTTGAAGACCATATTGCGCTTAGACCGGAAAAGGTTACGCTTTCCGGTTTTTGTGGAGAATACAGGAATATTGTCAACGATTCTAAAAGCTCGTTGCAGAAAGTGGCTGAAAAGTTAATCACTGTTTCCTCGTACTTGCCACCGCTAAATCAAGCAGCGAATAGTATTTATAATTTGCTGAATAATAAAAATTCAACTGATGTAAACCTTGGTGATGTTATTGACGTCGGTACGGATTTGTTTAAGGCTTATCGAAACATCAATATTCCGGGTGATAACCAGACCGAAGCTTTTATCTTCTTTGAAGCCCTAAGAAATTCACGGGCGACTTTCACTATTCAAACACCGTATCGTTATTATACAGATATGGCGATAGAATCGTTGAAAGCTGTTCAGTCTGGTACAACCAAGGACGAATCAAGTTTTGAAATCACTTTCAAGAAAATAAGGTTTGTTAACACAAAAACTACCTCATTGAGTGAATCAATTATCGAAAATGCTCAGGGAAGATTGAAGAATCAAATTTCGTCAGTCGTTAATAAAGGTTTGACGAAGGGTAAAGAATTGGTAAGCTCAGTTACAAGTTTCTGGAGTTAGAGCTATGCAGCAGATAACAGATTTAGGGAGCGACGCTAAACAGACTTTTCGTTTTCAAATTGAAGATGGAAATCTTGCTACTTTTACCTTTTCTTTTCTTGATAACCAGATAGGTTGGTATTTTGACGTTGAGTATGATGATTTTAAAACAACCGGTTTGCGGCTTGTCAATTCGCCTAACGTTCTTTCAGTTTACGAAAACCTTATACGTTTCGGGTTGATGTGTACGGTTTCGGACGGCGCAGAGCCTTATTTTCAAAATGATTTTGTAACTGGGCGAGTAAATCTATATATTTTAAATAAACAAGAAGTTGAGCAGGTTCGCGAGGTTATTTATGCTAAAATGGAATAGAAACTACCGACTTGTCTTCGACATTGGAGAAATCGCAAGAACTCAAAGCGGGATTGACGCTTTGGGAAATGCTATCTATCAATACCAGTACGATAAACCCACTTTCTACGAATCAATAGAAATTGCATATCCGTTTACACTTTTCTTCTCAGTTAATCGGGACACATATTCACAAGTCAACACCGCATACTTTCAAATCCTTGGATTAAACGAAACAACCAGAACAAAACTTTACAAAGACCGCGATAACGTCCAAAAGTTCATACGTTGCCGTTTCTATGCAGGCTATGAAGATAACATGCCGCTTTGCTTCAACGGTTCAATCAAGGAATGCTATTCTTACAAGGAATCAGGCGGCACTGAATTTAAAACTGAAATTGAGGCTTGGGATGGCGGTTTCGGGATTTACTGGGCTCATACGAATAAAACGCTTTCAAGAGATGTGAAAAGTACGGACATTCTCAATATTTTAACCGCCGACTTCAAAACGATTGAGCTTGGAGGAATTTCAGACAACATCAAAATTCCTGAAACTCAACGCGACCATACTTTTATTGGGAAAACTTGGGATTGCATAAGAAGTTATGTTAACAATAATCTCTTCATTGATAATGAGAGAATTTATTATATGTTGACCGAAGAAGACGTCCGACAGGGTGAGTTGATGTTGTTAGACGCTGATAGCGGCTTACTTGCTTCTCCGCGGCGGCGCGATAAGACGCTGGAGGTTGAATTGCTCTTTGAGCCTAGGGTAGTACTCGGTCAGCAAATAGCGCTTTCCTCAAGCTCTGTATCTTATTTAAACGGCACTTATAAAATTGTTGGAATTTCTCATAACGGCGTCATTTCTGGAGCAGTGAATGGGAAGATAAGCACAAAGCTTTCACTTTTCATAGGGTCGAAAATTTTTAATCAAATCAAGGAACTTTAAAAATGTTGAAAAGAGAATACCTTGACAAGTTCAATCCCGATTTAACAAAAATGCTTGAAACTTACGGCGACAGCCTAAGTTCAAAATTCAAATGTCACCGCGTTGGTCTTATCACTTCTTTTAATTCAGAAAGAAAAACCGTAAATGTTCGGCTCTTGGATAAAATGATTTTCCGAGATATGGTTGAAGATTATACGGAGCTTGCCGACATTCCTCTTTTGATTCAGGGTGTCGGAGATTCACAATTAACCTTTGGTGATGTTGTCGGAGCGGAATGTTTAGTTCATTTTAACGACACTGACATAGACCTATGGTTTGCAACAGGTGAATCTTATGAACCGAACACCGCCCGAGTTCATGATTTTAATGACGGTTTCGCAGAACTCCGACCGTTTTCTCTGCCAAACAATTTTGATTATGATATGCAATCAACTATGTTGCGGCGAGGAAACTGCAAGATACGCCTTCTAACAGATGGTTCAATCGAAATAACAAACGGCTCTGCTATTTTGACTATGACGGAAAATAATGTTAATATTACGGCAAACGTGAACATAACCGGAAATGTAAATATTGTTGGCGATTCTAAAATGACTGGAAATGTCACAATCGAAGGCGAAACTTCTCATACTGGAAATGTCAGCGTTGACGGTCAAATTACGGCAACCGGAGAAATTAAGTCAGATGTTGATGTTAAAGCAACGGCGATTTCTCTTCTTGCCCATACTCATGGCGGAGTCACGCCGGGCAGCGGAAGCACAGGAGCACCACAATGATTCAGATTTTAGTTTTAACTTTAATTTCAAGTTTTCTCTGGAGAGTGCGTGGTGGCTTGCGCTTTTGGGGAAAGAAAGTTCCAGCAAACAAAATCTGGTATGCTGTTTTCTTTGGCATAGTATGCTATCGTTTCATTGAGCCGTCGCTTGAGGTTTTTCTCATAGGCTTTCTTGATTGTTATGTGAGCTATCAATTATACGGTTGGGGATTGTATCTTGGAAGGCTTTTGCTTGGCGGAACTCTTGACCCGGAAAAAGACCGCGAATGTGAATTAATTGACGATTTGCTTTATTCGGTGAAAATTAAAGTTGGTGGGAATGAGGTGAGTTTAACTCAATATCCACGTTTATTTGGTTTTCTGGGAATGAGCTTGACGGGGCTTATCATAACTTTTCTGTGGGGGCTTTCACTAAACAATATGGTTCTGATTATCTCCGGTTGCGGAATGGGAGTTTGCTATTATCTCGGCTCTCTGTTAAACAAGCTGGTTAGCGATGACAAAGCAGGTTGGAATTGGGGCGAGTGGATTTTCGGAGCTTATGCCGGGTTGATTTTGGGGCTGATTTCATGAGTGTTCGCGCAATAGATGAAAATAGAGATTGGCAGTTCGGGCAAGGCAAGCAGTCTTATAAAAACCGGATTGAAGAAATCGGGCAGATGATTCAGACCCGAGTCTTGTCTTTTCTCGGCGACTGTTTCTTTGCAGTTGAAGAGGGAATTGATTGGGTGAACCTCTTAGCAAAAGGTTCGTCCAAAGAAGAAGAGCTGAAAAGAAGCATAAGCTTGACGATTCTTGAAACTCCGGGAGTCGTTGCTTTAAACAAACTGGAGCTTGTCAACGATAGGCAGACGCGCCGTCTGATTATTGACTACAGTGTCGCGACTATCTATTCTACAAATTATCTTGGTTCGATAGGTGTTGAAAATGGCTAATGAAATTAACGAGAACGGCATTGTTACAGATGATTTGCAAACAATCATTGACGATTTAACCACAGCCTTTAAAAATATATATGGGCAAGACATCAATCTTGAACAATCTACGCCAGACGGGCAGTTGATTAACATTTTTGCACAGGCAAAAATTGACACGCTGAACCTTGCAACTCAGTTGTACAATATTTTCAACTCTGAAACTGTCGTGGGACGGGCGCAAGACAATCTATATAAACTTGTCGGACTTTATCGTAAATCATCACAGTTTTCTTTCGTTCAAGTAAATGTAACGATTGACGAACCTGTCAACCTTTCCGGTCTTGATGACGAAATTGAAAATATCAACGGTGTCGGCTATACGGTTTCGGATACAAACGGCAATAATTTTATTCTCTCAAACTCAGTGAATCTGACTTCTGCCGGAACGTTCCTTCTTGAGTTTCGCGCTCAAAATGTCGGAGCTGTTCAGGTTTTGCCGAACACGATTAAAAACATGGTTTCGGTTATCCGCGGGGTGAGGAGTGTGAATAACCCCGGGATTCAGTATTTGACAGGTAATGACGAAGAAACAGATTCTGAATTTAGAATAAGGTTCAATAAATCTCGTTCAATCTCTGGAAAAGGGTTTGGCGATTCACTGCTTGCCGCATTGTTGAATATTAACCTTGTTTCAGATGCTCAAGTTTACCAGAATAGAACTCATACAACTGATGAAGACGGTACAGCTCCGCACACCGTTTGGTGCATTGTTGAGGGTGGCACAAACGAAGATGTTGCTCAGGCTATTTACTCAAATGTCACCGATGGTGCGGGTATGCGCGGCGATGTTCAAGTCGTAGTTCAAAAATCAAATGGTATGTTCCAAACTATCCGTTTTGACCGGGCAAGTTCAGAACCTCTCTATGTGAGAGCAACCCTTAAAAATTTGACTACTGAAAACCTCGACCTCGATTCAATTAAGGAATATTTAATTAACAATCTTAATTTCAAGATTTATTCTCAAGTCGACACGGCTGAAATCACTTGCATACTTAGGTCGTACAGCTCCGATTATATTCCTTACAATGTCGGCGTTAGTATCGATAATTCTTCTTGGAAAGAATACGTAACGCCAGATTCAAAAATCAACAAGTTTTCGTTGAGTTCTGAAAATATAACTTTGACGGTGGTATAATGAGCGAAATTGAAAAGTATTATGAAAATCTTTTGATCATCCAGTACAACGGGTTACCGAAGGCTTCGCAGACCATACGCCTCCTCGCCGAAACGGCAACAGGCGACGAAATCATGTCACAAATTCCAGAAGCTTTTAATGTTGACACAGCCGTAGGCAAAAACCTCGACATGATAGGCTTGTTTGTCGGCGCTGACAGATACGGCTTGAGTGATGATGATTATCGGGTTTTAATCAAATTCAAAATTATTGTTAATAATATCGACGCAAGCATGAAATCAATCGATGATGCTATTTTTGATACTTTTGGAAAATCTATCGTCGTGTCAAATAACGAGGACATGACTATGACCTACATCATTGAGCCGTTGTATAAAAACGTTGTCGAAGCCGCTTACAGATTAGGATTTTTGCCGATTCCTATCGCTGTTGGCGTCAACGTTATTTTGATGGTTCCAAATCCTGACTTGATTTTTGGCTTCAAACGTGGTAATTTTCAAACAAACGCAATCGGATTTTCAACGAAAGACAAGAAGCAAGAGGCGACTTGGCTGACGAAAGATAATATTTTGACGGGGGGGGGCGAATGGCTAAATTACACCGTGTAACTCAGAAAATTTTTGCAGGAGATGCGCAACCGACGGAAACTGCTGTTTTCGGTACAATGAAAACACAAAATCCTGTCTATACAGGCGACATTGCTCAGCTTATGTCTAACCCTGCTTTCACGCAAGGCTGGTCGTCTGCCGTTGAAGAGAGTTTTGCTCCATTCATGGAAGAGATGACAGGTGTTCAAAAGATATTTTCTCAGCAGCTCGCTTATTTATTGCAGGAGGGTGCTCCAGAGTGGGATGCCGGAACGACTTACTACAAGGGAAATTCTGCCAAAGTTTATGATGCAGATTCCAATAATTACCAGCTTTATTTTTCTTTAACAGATGACAATATTGGCAACCAGCCGTGGACGTCAGCAGAAAACTGGAAGTTGCTTTATTCTTCCGTTTCAGGCATACAAAGTTTGTCAAATTTGACGACATTAATAAATGGGTCTAGCACAAATACGCAATACCCCTCGGCAAAATCCGTATGGGACTTATTTTCAACAATCAATCCTGATTTGTACGAAAAACTTGCGAATAAAGTTCAAGACTTGAACTCTCCGAATGCGACGACTTATCCATCTTCGCAAGCTGTCGCAAATGAGTCAAGTCGTATAATAAACATTATGTCAACCGTTGTTCCTACCGGAGGAATGCTGTTGTGGCATGGAAATGTTGGGATTCCAGCGGGTTATCTTTTGTGTAATGGGCAAGCTGTTTCTCGTTCAACTTATGCAAATCTTTTTTCTGTAATAGGAACTACTTACGGTGCTGGTGATGGGTCGACGACATTTAATGTTCCAAACGCAAGCATGAGGTTGCTGCATGATTCTATGCCCGTCGTAGGTAATGGCAAATCTTTAACAATGATTGATGGTTTGGGTGGTCATTTCGCTATATATGGAGCGAAAGAGGCTTCACGACCTCAATTACAAGGCGGAACTCATAATTATTATGTTACATTGCCGGCGGATGGCGGAGGATCACTTACTTCATCTAAAATTTTGGGGGTTAATACAGACCCTGCAAATCCTTCTTTGATTGGAGCTATAAATTATGCAACGGCTTTGGTCTTTCCACAAATTATTAAATATTAATACCCTACGGCAATATATGAAATTCTAGGATTCTCTTCTTGCGCTTGGTAAAATTCAAAACCGGCGGCGGAGAAATTGAAGAAATTATAAGCATTTTTGTAGGATGAAGAAGCAGCTCCCGGGTCTATTTGAGTTGCTCCGATATAATAGGTGTTTGATGAAAATGAGGTCGGCAGATGGTAATAACCTGTACTCTGAACTATTGCGAATTGGATGATTAACGGCGTCCTATTTCTTACCGGAATTTTAACATAACCCTGGTTACCGTCAACATACAAACTTGACATAATGTTTATTATGCCGCTAGTCGTCCCACGCGTCAAAGCTCTTGATTTCTATGTCTGGGAAACTCTTATCTTGCGGAACATTTCTCAAGTATTCTAAATATTTAAGCATAGACAAGTAAACCTCTTTGCTATCTGTTGTAGAAATGCCAGCTTTTTCTTGTTTCTCAAATCTGTCAATTCTCCAAAGAATGTCGTCCATGAGAGAATCGCGCTCATAGCGTTTTTCTTTTGATTTAATTTCTTTTTTTTCTTCATCAGACAAAAGCGATTCGCGAGAAACAGTGATAGGCTTTCCGTTTTCGTCTGGAACGATTTGCAGCCCCTTTTCTTGGTCTTTGAACAACTGACAATAATAATCAAAGTCAATCTGAACAGGGTCTACACATTTGCTTTCATCGTCGAAAAAACCCATGCTACCGTCAATCGGATGTTTGCCATAATACATATATTTCATCTAGAATCTCCTTTTTTCTTTTATGTTATAACAAAAAATAAAAAAAAGCAAAGTCGTATAATAAACATTATGAACAGCCAAATCCCTTCACGAATTGTTGATATTTCAGCACCGGGGGTTAAATTTATAGCTTCTAACAATGTAACTTTCGTTTTGCAATGGGGATGGTCGCATTTTGGCGGCGGTTACGGACCGTCAGGAACAATTACTCTTCCCAGAGGTTTGAATAATAGTAATTACTACATCGGCATGATTCCGGTTTCTTCTTCGCATTGCGCTTGCATGTACATTACTTCACGCTCGAACACAAGTTTTGTCTGGTATAAAGACGCCAACGATAGACAGTCTGCGGGAGGCGATTTTCTATGGTTCTGCTTGGGATATTATTAATAACCGCAAGCAACCCAATAGCCCGTAGAAATTGAAGAACTCGGAACATCATAGGCGAAATTAGCAGCGTTCACATTTTGAATATTATATCCATTCCACGAGTTTCCTGAAACAGACGGTATAGTTGTGAAAGAAGTTGGGAAAGTAACAGTTCCTTGGCTAGCGCCTGTGATTCCCCACTGAATAATTAATGGACTTCTGCCGGAAACTGGAATTTTCACCCAATTCGTAGAACCTGTTACAATGATAGGGTTAACTAGGCTGTTCATAATGTTTATTATACGACTCAAAAAAAATTCACATTTTTATAAAAAAGTTATTGACATATTAAAATATTTAATATATAATCTAAATATAAACAAACAAAAGGAGATAAAGATATGTTTACAGTTGAATTTAAAGTATTTGATAACTTGGCTAACACAAACAAATACGGCTTCATTGCTGACAACGGGAAAGCTGTTATTAATTCGGAAAGAGCATCCAAAGGCTGGAAAACCCGTCAGGGAGCTGAAAAAGCTGCTAGCAAGATTAAGTTCTCTGAGCGCTATTCTTTGGTTGAAATGAAGATTAAAGGTTAAAGAAAATGACAGAACTTGAAAAACTCAAAAAAGAACTTCAAGACGCTATTGATACTCAAATTCTCCGCGAGCTTGGAAATGATATGTATTATTCAAGTTGGCAGTATAAGGAAGATGAAAGAGAAATTTTTGAGCTTAAACAAAAAATTAAGGAATTAGAAAAATGATTTTAGAAACATTAGAAGATTTTCAAAAAGCCGTTAAAAGCGGTAAAAAAATCAATGTTGAAACAAAAACAATATTCTTTATTAATGATGATGAAGAAGAAAAAAAGAAAGAAACATTTAAAGTTGGAGAACCTTATTATGTTGACGGAAAGGTTGTCGGAGTAGTTGCTTGTGTAACTCTGGATGGTGATGAAATGGAAATTTTGGTCACTGCCTTGGAAGATTTAGTTAAAGATATAAATTGGTCTAACGCGTGTGAAAAATGTGAAAGTTTGGAACATGGATTTTCTATGCCCAACAAATCCGATATTTGCCTTATAGCTGCCAACATGGAAAAAATTAACGCCGGCCTGGAAAAGTACGGCAAACCTTTTCAAAATGATGCATATTACTGGTCGTCGTCCGAGTACTCTTCTAGCCTCGCGTGGTACTTCTGTACGGGTAGTGGCGCTAGTCAAGGAGGCGTCGACTGGCTCACTAAGGGCCTCTACAATAACCACGGCGTCGTTCGCCCTGTTTTAAAAATTTCAAGAAAAATTTAATTTCCGCAAAGCTCCGTTTCCTGACGGAGCTTATTTATTCTTGCAATCCATTCCCAGAAATTTTCATAATTTTCATAAGGAATTTTTTCTAGCTCTACCGCTACCTTTTCTCCAGCAACCGGATAAATCGGGCAGTAATCAGAGCTGACCGGCGCGCATGAGCTTAAGCATAAAATGATTGATAGTATCCTCCGCACTTTTCCCCCTCCTGATATGATAATAAAAAGAAGAATTATTTATGCCTAACTTTCTAACCATTCACTTATGGATAAAACTTCACCATGATAGGCTATATATTTTTTACTTTTATTGTATTTGTAAAACAAATATTCTTTATTTTTATTTAATCTTCCTAAAAAAGTTGATTGTTTTATATTTAAAATTTCAGCTACTTCGGAAGCACACTTGCTTTTTCCATCAAATTCTACCATTCTATTAAAAGATGTATTCCTCGCTTGTTGTTTATATGTTGCCCACCTGCAATTTTCAGGACAATAATCGTCATTACAATCAATTCTATCGATAGTTAAATTTTCTTTATAGCCCGTTAAACAGAATTAGCACAGGCGATAGGCTTTCTCGCTTTTCGGGAGCGACCCTAGTGCTAATAAAATTATAGTATATTATTTCTCATAAGTTCAAGTAATTCTTTTCTTGTAGCATTAGGACGAGCTTGAATTTCAGCTTTTTTCTTGTCGACATATTTGACAACCTCAATTTCTTTTTCAACAATTTTTAATTCAGCATGGCTTCTACCAAGAGAATAAGCTCCAACAAGCAAAGAAAAAAAAAGAAGAATAAAGATGAGTATTTTGCCCATGCTATCTTCCTCCTCGATTGTTATTTATTAATTTTTCAATATCATCTTGCTGATGTAGTTTTTTCTTAAGAAAATCCTCTAACCCTTTGTTTTTAATACATCTTAATTTAAAGTCTGGATACGATTCTCTTAATCCTTTGCAAAAGTCAATAAATTTTTCTGGTTCGGCGAAAGAATACATACAGCGACCGTTGGAAAGCTGCCGGTATGCCGCAATTTTTCTTTCAACGTGAAGAATGTATATATGTTTAACTTCTTTACTCAAGCAGCCCCTCGAAAAATAATTTTCGTTCTTTGTTTCTTCTCTTAACAAGACCAGATAGCACTTCGCCGCCAGCCTTCACCCAGTCCCAAGATTCATAAGCTTTTTTCCAGTTTTTTTCTTCGATAAACTTCTTGCAATTTGATTTATTAAAGGCGGCTTGTCCTATGTTGTAAATCAAACTGAATAGAGCTTCTTTCTGATTTTCTGAAAAATCTCCATGCGGCAAGGTTATTTTATTCTCGCAATACCATTTAACTAAGTTTTCAGCTTTTTCCTTAGTTATTATGTCACCTTCGACAACCTTTGCCCCGTCTTCATAGAAAGTTGAACCATAACCGATAGTCCATATGTCAGCCGGGCACTTGTACGCTTTTTCTCTGAAACCCTCAAACTCTTTGATTAAATTGAACATTATTTATCCAGCCCCTTTCGCATCAAGTGTTCTTTGATGAACTTTAAGTCTGAACGAATTTCAATTAGACTAACGTCCAGCTTGGCTGATGTCATCTGGAAATTTTTCTCATTTTGGTTGATTCTTTCTTCGATTTCTTTATGTTTGAGGCTGTTGGCAACCCTATCTTTGTTCACTTCCTGCTGAATAAGCTCTACTCTTGCGTTGCATTGTTTTGATTGATAGATAAAAATGCAAACGCCGTAGATGAAAATTCCAAGAGTTACAAGCACTCCCAAACAGGCTTTTATCATCTTGGCATTGTGTTCAATTTTCTGTATGTTATTCATTAAAATATTCCAAACAAGTAAGGCAAAGCCTCCGGCGAAACCAAAGCCATCAACATAATGACAGCAGTTCCACACAAGATTGTCAAAGCCGTTAAAATAAAAACCTGTTTTTTTGTTAGCTTCTTAACAATTTCTTTCTTGACGTTGCCCATTTTTTCACCTTTTATTTGTGATTATTTTCTCAGATATTGGGTTATTTGTCAATTTAATGCTTTAACAGCAAAAGCCTTTCCTGCGGTGGGTATTTCAGCAAATCTCTGTAATATCCAAAACACCCGGTCTTTGTTTTAAAATAAAAATCAAGTCCGGGCTTTGATTGTGGAACTAAAATTTCAGTCGCATAGCTGTAAACTCTTTCAATCGTTCCTTCGGTGATAAAAGTCCAGCAGATAGGCTCTTGTCTTTCTTCTGTATAATCGCCAGCATAAAGTTTTATTTTCATTGCCATTCACCCTTGAATCAAATAATAAATGCTCTTTTTTAAGCTTTTCTGGATTTTAAGCAAAGTACTTATGTTGATATTTGAAATCAGCCCATGGTTGATTTTATACACAATCTGACCTTCCGACGAACTTTCACGTTTTTTTCGCTGACTGTAATATTCTTTCAAGATGTTCCCGAAAGTTATTTCAACCTCTTCAAATCTTCCATCATTTTCACCAGTCAAAACCCACTCAAGAGAAGTGTTCGAAAGCTTGCATAATTCATATATATTCTTCAACCTGTATAGATTGCCGTAGTTATATAAAAAAGAACGGCTTCGACCAAATACCACACTTGCCCTGCTTAAATTTCCATATTTTTCAATAAGCTTATCAATTAGTCTATCGCGAATCATCAGTCGTTCGTAATAAACATCGTTGAGTCCTTCTTTTGTTTCTTCTTTCATTAGCCACCTCCGATTTAATGTTACATTTTTTGTAAATGAAAAACAATATTTTTTTACATTTTTATAAAAAAAGTTATTGACATATTAAAATTCTTAATATATAATAAGATTATAAAATAACAAAGGAGATAAAGAAATGGAAGATAAATTAAGTAAAGAGTTTTTATTAAGCTGCATAAATCTTGAAAAATGGAAATCAGGTCAGTGGTCTGATGTTGCAACAATCTCAAGAGCAATTAGAAAATTTCTCAAAGCAAATAATATAAATTGTAAAGTTTCTTATGAAATTTATTCCGGCGGGGACTCCGTGACAGTTAAAACTTTTGATGAAGAACAACATATTTCTGAAAAGTTGAACGAAATTTTCTCAATTTTTAAAGCTGGTTATTTTGATGGAATGAACGACATTTACGAATATTATCAAAATGAAGATGAGGTTCCGACGACAAAATATTTCTTTTATAGAAACGAAATAAGTGAGGAAAGATTCAGCAAAGCTGTTGAATTTGTTAAAAGTGCAATTTTCGGATGTGATGAGAAAAACATTTATTATTACGCGGGAAGGCTTTTAGAAGGACAGTACAGCAACAACGATTTACAAGAAAAGTTCAATAATTGGATGGTGGCATAAATGAGTTTAACAGATGATTGGAACGCCGGGAAGCTTGATAGCGGCTGGTATTTTGTGAAAATAGATAACCAAGTTTATCCGGATTATTATAATGACTATTTTGTGCAATCTGGAGATGTTGATGGATTACAGGTATTAGCTCATTGTAATTACGACCATATCTCTGAGTTAGAAAAAGAGGTACAGACTCTAACCAACAACTACAATTTGTTAAAAAAACAACAAGTTTTAGATATAGCACACGGACAAGCCTTAGTTGATGAATTTGGCGATTATGAAGTCCTCTACGAAGAGTTGCAAAGATTAAGGAAAATTGCTGCGAAATACAACCGTATAAAAATCAACGGCAATTATCCAGATAAAATCAGTAGATTAAAATCAAGGATTAAGCACCTTCTCGATTTGCAAGCCAACCAAGACAAAGAAGTTGAGAAGCTCCGAAATTTACTTTGGGAATGTGAGTATATTTTATCGCGTCAAAATTGGGCAAAATTAACATTCTCTGACGGAAAATTCTTCGTTTTAAAAGACCTTTTAGCCAGAATAAACGAGGTGTTGAAATGACTTGGGAAGATTGGAACGAAGACGAGGAAAAGAGGGTAATTCCTAAAATTCCGGGCAACAGGTTTTTAATGGAGAACTGGAATGCGGGGTTTTGTGCGTGCTTTGCAGATACACCGAGAGAACTCTTAAAAATGCATATAATCGGTTGGTGTCCGGCTTCAAAGGTGTTTTGCCGTCCGCGCCGAGATGAAGAGGAAATTGCCATTATGCTTAAAGATAACACTTGGTGCCATTTGCCTATAATATTTATAACAAATTTGGACGATGTTTACGAAAAAGAATTTTGGAGATTTGAAGGATTAGAGATAAGGAGTTAATAAAATGAGTGCAAAAAAAACAGAAGTCGGCGATGTGTTTTCAAACCCAAGAACAGGAAGAAGACGTGTTGTATTAAAAGAAATTACACAATTTAGATGGTGGTGTTTATTAGATGACGGCGGTTGTGTTGTTAACTATGACTATCAGTTCGATAACATGGAGTACCTAGGCAAGAGCAAAGCCAGTATCAAAGATTTGTTTGAGGTGGAATGATGGTACAAGTATCTATTGATATGTCAAAAGATGATGAAACTTACCAAAACCGAATATTTGGAGAGGTTATAGATATTCAAGACAATATATTAATTTGTGAATATATCGGAGCAAATTACGATTTTGACAATGTTAAAACCATAAATAAACAGCAAGCCGAGATTAACAGGCTTAGAGAGGCTTTAAAATCAGTCAAACAACAAACTATCAATCTTGGAGATTATGAGGAATTAGGAGCGATTGCTACAATTTCTGATATTTGCAACAAAGCCTTAAGCGGCGAAAGTTAGTGACGTGTTAAAAAAATCTAAAATTTTTAACATATTAAACAAAATGTTTATGAAAGGGATGAATAAATGGGATACAGAAATTATTTATATATTGCAAGCAAAAAAGATATAAACAAGATTCGCAAAATGACAAAAGAGGAATTGCGGAAATTTTCGGAACGAAAACCTCTTTTTGAAGAAGAAATTCCATTTTGGGGCGATGTATTAGAAAAAGCAGGAGCAGAAGAAGCTTTTGAACTCGGTAAATATATAGACTACTCAGATAAGCTCTATTCTTTTCTTAAACCTTTGTTTAAAAACAAGGAAATCCACGACTATTACAACGAAGACCATGAGCTTTTTATTGCAAAACCTGAGATTTTGCAAACTCTGGCAACAATTTTTAAAGAAAAAGTGCAGGCTCATTACAAAGACCTTATGCAGGAAAAGAGTTCTGATGAATTTGATAAAAGAACACAGTTTGAAAGACTATTAAGCTCTGCACGGTCAAATTTGATGTGGTCTGAATATTTAGATAAGCTTCCAAACAATAAATATTCTCTTGGTGGTGGGTGGCTGTATGAACATGAAGTTTTTTCAATACTCTATCTTATGAGAATATTTAATCCAAAAAAACAATGTTTGATTTATCTAGGTTATTGAATAATGAAATATGTTAAAATGATTGAAAACATAGCCAAAATTATAATTAACACGTTGATTGTTATATATGTTCTATCGATAGTCAGCATTTTAATTGTCTGCGGTTTTCTGTTTTTTCCATTTAAAAATATCCGTTTTTTTTGCGGAAAAGAAGCTCAAAGATTGTATGATTTTTTAGAATATTTGAATGAGGGAATAAAATGAAATTAGCACATCAATTTGACCATGGAGCACCGAAAGAAAGATTTGATGACCTTGGTGAGTATTCAGAGAAAAATGGCTTTTCTTGCTCTGATTTTCTTGCTGTTGTATGCGCAAGATTGGCAGGATATCCTCAAAGAGAATTTGAAACTGAACTTATGGTTGCAGGTCATGAATTTAAAATAAAAATAACCAAAAAATAAAAAATACTAATTCAATCTATCGGGTGAGTTTTTTCTTTATCTCCACTTTTAAAAAAGGCGAAACCTTTCTCACCCGGCTTTTGTTTATGAAAAATTCTGTTCTCATTTCGTAAAAAAACATTGATTCTTAAAAAAAACAAGTTATTATAATAATTGATAATTCAATAGGAGATTGCAAATGAAAAGATTTTCACCGCACATTTATCCAGAATGGGGAGAGTTGATTTCTGACTTGCCAATAGAAAAACAAGCTGAAATTTTCAATGCCATTTTGAAATATCCAAACGTTGATGTTGATAGTGGAGTTTGGAGATTTATCAAATCCCAAATTGATAAAGACTATGAAAAATTCCAAGAACGATGTGCAAAAAACAAAGAAATTTCAAACAATTACTGGAAAAATAACCATAACGCACAGAGCAACATTGAGCAAAGGAATGACGATATCGAACGATTACCGAACGATAATCAAATGATATCGAACGATATCGAACGATTACCGAACGATATCCTAAACATAAACATAAACAAAAAACATAACGATAACGTGAACATGAACGTGAACGATAACGGTAACATAAACACAAATGATGAATCGAAAGATTTGTGTCTGAATAATCTGAACTATGAAACTCTATTCTTTGAGTTCTGGCAAGAATACATTCCAGTCAAGTGTGACGATAAGTTTGTTGACAAGGGTAGCAAAAAGCTTTCGTTTGAAAAATTCACCAAAATACTAAAATCAGGAGTCCGATATGAAGAAATTATCTCAGGCTTGCGAGCCTATCTTAACCATTGCCGAGAAAACAAACAATTCACTTGCACAGTCCCAGTCTTCCTCAATCAAAGGCGCTGGGAAGATGATTATAGCACCCCAACAGTTCTCGCAAAAGACGCCGCGGGAAAACGACAAGAGCCTAAGTCTATTGTTGAAACATACGCTGAACTTGCCGCTAAATACGCAGCGGAAGACAATTTTCACTGAGCATGGAACAGAGTTTGTTGATGAAGTTAGTTTCGGCGACCTGACGCAAGAGCAAGTTGAGCAGGCAAATGAAGTTCTCCAAGAATTCAACAAGCCGTTGGCAAAACAAGAAATCGTCAAACTCATTGCCAGGCTTCAAATCATCTGCCCTGAAAAAAACAAAACTCAGATTGATACAGCGGCGAGAACCGCAATTTGGGTTGAAGAGCTTAGCAAATATCCGGCAGATGTTGTAACCTATGCTTTGAAATCGCGGTATAAGTGGTTTCCAACGCTCTCCGAGGTTTTGGATAACTGCGATAACGAAATGGCATACCGAAAGCTCGTTGAGCGTGGAATCCGAGTTGCAAAAATTTATTAAAAAACTATTGACAATGTTTATTAAATATTTTATTATTTCATCATAATCAAAGAAAGGAGTTGAAAAAAATGGAATTAGGAAAAATAAATCAGGAATTTGTCACAGATTATCGGTCTTTGCTTTCAGTGCTTGAAAACGTGAGAAAAAACAAACAGGCTTATTCTTACTCGTATGCAGACTTGGAAGCTGTCTATAATGAAATCAAACCTAAAATTGACGCCAATAATTTCATTGTTATTCAGACCGTTGCAGAAACGGAAAAGACAACCAGAAGAACCGATGCCAATATTCCCGTGCAAAAAAACAAAGCAGGTGAAATTATTTCTACAACCAGTCGCACCTATGAAGCGCCACTCTTTGAACTCTACACAGCCTTAGTCCACATTCCTAGCGGCTTTACCATTCCTTGCGAACTTCCTCTGTTCGTTGATGACTTAGACCCGCAATCAATCGGTAGCTCAATCACATATATGCGCAGGTATTCGCTGCTTGTTCTTTTGGGGATTGTTGTTGATGATGATGATGGTTTTAAAGGTTCAGCCAACGCGAAAACAAAGTCAAATCCTGTTGTTGATTCTAAGTTGATTCTTCCAGAAAATTTCGACGAGTTACGGCAAATGATTGTTGATAGTCCGGATAAGAGAAAGTTTTATTATAGCATTCGTGACAGCAAAAGTTTGTCTGAAAGCCAAAAGCGCGAATTAATAAAAATTATTTATCCGAAGTAATTTTTCTATTGACATATTAAAAATTTTAATATACAATTTATTTAATTAAAAAAATGGAGATAAAGAAAATGACGTACGCAGTTGATATTGAAACAATACCTGATTTGACCATGATTGATTTTTTGCCAGAAGTATCAGCTTCAAAGACCTTAAAAGACCCGGTAAAAATTGCCGCCGATATTGAGGAAAAGCAAAAAAAGCAACGCGAGAATATGGGTCTTGATTCAATTTTTGCTAAAATCATTTGTATTGGAATTTATAGCCCTGAAAAGAGTTTGGCGTTGATGGGTGAAGAAAAAGATATTATTCAGGAATTTTGGGATATTGTTGGACAGCACTCTCAAATAATAACTTTTAATGGCAAAAATTTTGATATTGATGTTATTCTAAAACGTGGAATCCGTTATGGAATTGGAAACTTCGCTGTTGATAGGCTTTTGCGTGACAAGTACAAGTCAGGTCGGCTTGTCGATATCATGAGTGATTTTTGCGTTCCCGGAGAATATCGCTCTTTGAATACACTTTCTAAAATTTTCCTCGGAAAAGAAAAAAAAGAAATTGATTTCAAACTTTTCCCTGAGCTTCTTGAAACCGAAGAAGGTAGGAAAAAAATAGCTGATTACTGTTTGTATGACGCGCAATTAACTTATGAGCTGGCTGAAAAATTTGGATATTATGTTGATTAACGAAAGGAATTGTTATGAATGATGAAGTTTTAAAATATAACCTAAAACTTCTTTCTTATCTTCCTGAAATGATAGAAGATTTTGACAGTTCTGAACTTTCAGTGAGTGATACTTTAAATTAAAAAAATGCGAGGGAAGAAAAACTTTCCTCGCTTTCTATGGTGAAAAAAATGAGAAAAGAAGTTTTGAACGAAGAAGTTTTGAAAATTGATGAGGAGTTGAAAATCAAGTTTGACCAGCACTGCCTTTTTTACTTAAAAAAAGAAGGCGAAAAATTAGTCAGTAGGTGTTGTGTTGACGCAAGCCCGTTGTACATTGCTTCGGTTTTAAAAGATTTGATTTCTCAATTTCCGGAAAGTTATAAAATGGCAAGACTTATGATAAATGAGGCGAAGAAAAAAAATGATTGAGTTGAAAGAAAATTGTGGATTAGCTTTTTTTAACAAGGAAAAGCCTAACGAAAAAAGCCCTGATTATTCCGGTAGTGCGAAAATCGATGGAGTTGTTTATAAAGTTTCTGCTTGGAAAAATGTTTCCAAAAGCAAAACAACTTATCTGAATTTGAAATTCACAAAAGTTGAACCGGATAATTCAGACGTTACAACCGAAGAAATTCCGTTTTAAATGTTTTGTAAAAATATTGATAAATTAAAAGAAGTTTTTAGTATACAATATAAGATTGCATACAACTTGTTGTTGTCTAACAAAAGTGGGATTGATGTTGAGGTCAAGGAGCATAAGAATAAACGTTCGTCTGAGCAAAATGCTTATTATTGGTTGTTTAACCAATGGGTTACAGATTGTTTAAATAACGCGGGATTGACTTACGGCAAGCATAATATTCCGTACTGCAAAGATGTTGTTCATTTCATCAACAAAACTGTTTTTGGCGTCGAAACGACAACAAAATTTTCAATAAAAGAATTTTGCGAATATATGGAAAAAGTTATAAATTTTTGGATAGAAGAAACCAATGGGCATTTAGAAATTCCAGATTTGCCGGAAAGTTATTTAGAGAAAAAAGGTTATACAGATGACTATTTCCACTAAGTTAAACAGAAAGAAAATTCTGAAAGAACTCGATAAGTATTGGTCTTTGTTGGTGCGCAATCGCGATAGAAAATGTATGTTGTGCGGAGGTTTTATTGAGCAGATTGACAAGTTGCAAGCCCATCACTGGATTCTTTCAAGAGCAAAGTCTTTAAAATATCGTTATGACTTAAGAAACGGAATATCCCTATGCTATGGCTGTCATATTCACCAAGTCCATACCAACCCGACAGTTGATATAATCAACAAGCTTATAGTATCGGCTGTTCAAAATAGAATTGTTTCGCAAGATGAAATTTCTGAAATATCGAGTACCGGTAAAGAAGTTTCTAAGATTTCAACGGTTGAGTTATTTGAGCTTCTTGAAAAATTAAAGGCAGATTATAATAACCTGCCAAAATCAGAAGCCGTACGGGCTGAGCCTCTGTTATCCCGTGTCAACAAAATTATTGCCAACGATTAATATTAAAATTTTTTGCAAGAAAAGTCAAAAAAAACTATTGACATATTAAAAAAAATAATATAATTTATAAAAAAAATAACAAGGGGGGTCAAACATGAATAAAAAATTTAAAATATTTGGAGATGTTCTTCAAGGCATAGCTTTAGGGTTTGCGTTCGCAACTTCAATATTGGTTTGGATGGCTGTCATTTCTTATCCTAACGCCTCTAATGAGTATGTTTCTTATTCTGCTGATTATTACAGTCAGGCAGATTTTTTGGAGGATACTTGTCGTGATTAGAGTTTGCTATGCTTATCAAGTCGGAGAAAATAACAATCTCGGAATTTCTTCGGCAGATTTTCGCGACAGCGATGAGCTGACAGTTGATGGTCTTGAACTTTCCATTAGAAAATATTGTAAAGTTCCAGAAAATGCAAAAGTAATAATTTTAAGTTGGAGTAAGTTTATTGCAGATTCAGGAAAAATTGTATTGTAGAACTTTCTTGCGAGAAATGGCTAAGCGTCATGAGAAGCTTTTTCCAAATGCTGATTTGCTATCGCAGGTAAAGAAGTTTGATGAAGAATATCAAGAATATTGGAATACGGAAGATGGTGCCGATGGTGTGAAAGAACTAGCCGATTGTCTTATTGTTTGCGCCGGAATTTATAGATTCTTGCCGGGTTTAGGATATACTGCTGCTCTTCGAGTTTGTGAAATGGTTGGGGATTTTAACGCAGGAACGATAGTTCAGTTGGTTAAAAAGGCAGAAGAGAAATGGTCGATAAACGAAAGACGAAAATGGCAGTTTGTTGACGGTGTGTATAAGCATGTAGGAGTTGATGGTAATGAGTGAAATTGTTGATTCAAAAGAAATTATTAAAAAGGCAAAGAAAGAATTGTGTTGTTCGTCAAGAACATTGTCAAGGTTGATTGCCTGCAATATTTGCAGTGTTTACAACTATGAAAAAGGTTTAACGAAGCCCCGTTACCCTCGGACGATGAAGCGTGCGATGGCTCTTTTGAAACTATGTGAAGTTCTGAGAGAAAATCCAGATTATTTAGTAGAAATCTTTAACTTGAAAGATATTGATTTAATTTATTAAATAGTAATTGACTTAAATTTTAAAAGCTCCTATTCTATTTTTGGAACAGGAGCTTTTTCTATGGATTTATTCAACTTGCTGGAAAGCTTTGATTTAACGAATGTTGTTGAAGACAGCAGGGCTTACGTTCGCTCACATAATCCAATAGAACCCGAAGAAACCCGCGAAGATTACAATTTGAGAATTTTTTGGCTGACCAACGATGAAATAGAGCGCCGGATTTTAATAAGCGGCAAGAAGCGCCCGGATTATTCAAATCAAAATTTTTTCACAAAAAACAAAAAAAACTATTGACATATTAAAAAAAATAATATATAAGATAATTAGTTTATTAACAGAAAGGAAGAAATATGTCAAAATTCAAAGTAATGATTGTTAAGAAGAATGGTGAGCCGGTAGGCGTGAGAGCTGCGGAAATCAATGGGAGGGTTATCGTACTTTCGCTTAAAAATGCCGCGACCAGAAAGAACTGGTATGAAGCGATGGAATATAGCATCCCGACAAAACACGAATGGATGGCGATTGATGAAAATCTGGAAGCTGTCAATAAAGCCCTTGTTAAAGCTGGTGGCGACCCGATTGAAAAATATAAATACTACTGGTCGTCGTCCGAGTATGACCGCTACCGCGCGTGGAACTTCTGTACGCATAATGGCGCTAGTCAAGGAGGCGTCGACTGGAACCTTAAGGGCCTCAACGATAACGACTACGTTGTTCGCCCGGTGCTAGCTTCCTTTTAACCCTTTAACTATTAGGAAAAGACATGAAAAATAAACTCGAATATGAATATACAGACGGCTCAACAAGCGCAA